CTTCTGTTGCTTCAACTGTGTCTTTATCATATTCCATAAATTTTTATCCCACTCGTATTATTCTTGATGTCAATGGTTTCTTGAAATTATACCCTAAAAAGTTCTCTCCTCCACTAAAACTTGCAGCCGAACTTGCCATGGTTAATGCAAGTGCATCTGCTTTGTCGGGTGATTTGATTCCTCTTTTTTTCATTTCGTCTTTGGACTCTATTTTTATTTTTCCTGTTGATGTATATTTGTAAGAAGGCGCTGCCAATTCTGATACAAGCTCATCATCATTAGGAAGTCGGCAATTACGCAGCGCCAACCAATCCTTAATAGCAAACCATAACTCAGCTCGTAGGTTGAGATAGTTTTTCTTTGATGATGGTGACTCGGCTACGTTAATACCTCTTACTGGTAAATTTTGTTCCGCTAGTCTATCTACAACTCCTGCACCAAGACCAATAACATCAATAAGTATTTCTTCTGGTCTTTCTATAACTGTGCAATCATCAAACTTATTTTTAATCGCACCGCATAATTGCATTAAATCCATAGATTTGTAAGTGTTAATTTCAAAAACTGTGTTGCCTTGTCGTACACAAAGTGCTGAGTTGTCTCCACCAAAACGTGCTACGTCCAGTCCCCAGATGATTGGTGCTTTTGCAGTTAGTGATACATCTCTGTTGATTGCGTTTCTAGCAAGTTCCATTGGTATGACTGAATCGTCATCAGAGTTTGGAAACTCTCCAAGCACCTCTACTCTTGCAACGGTAGAATCTTCACCGTACTGCTCTAACATAGTTTGGAAAAGTTTTTGGTCAGTACCTTCTACAGTTCGCGAGTCTATTTGTTTTAGATTCCAGAACTTACGTTTAGATGTAAAGCTATCGTAAAAAGGGCCTGAGTTTCTTCTAGGGTTGGAGAAGGTAAACCAGTAACGGTTTTCAGTTGGCTCGGAAAAGAAACCTTCGGAGACTGAGTAGATGGGTGCTGGGATACCAGATGCTTCATCCATAATTAAACATACACCGTAGGATGAATGGATACCTGCAAACGCGTCTGGGTTTTCTTCGCTCCATAATTGTGCTTGGGCGTAGTAGTAACCAGTGTCTATTTTTAGATCTCTTTTTAGTGCTTCTTCAAACCAACCTTCTGGTTTAATTGTGGTGGCTGTCTTAGAGTACCAGTGATTGTTTATTGCTAGGGTTAGCCACTTACCTAGCTCCGCCCATGTTCTTGATCTGAGCTGTTGTTCGGTGTTAGCAGTTACGATTATGGTTGAGCCTAGTCGTGTGGATAGCATCCATAGGATTAGCCAGGAGACAAGTGCAGACTTTCCGATACCACGTCCAGATGCTACAGCTAATCTAAACATTTCAGGATCAACACGTCCTTGGTTACGTTGGATGTGGACTGTCATTTTTTTTAAAATTTCTTCTTGCCACTTCCTTGGGCCTTCAAAGTCTTCAAGGGGGGTGTCCTTCTGTCCCCAGGGAAAGATAAACTTTACAAAGTTGTATGGATCATCTTTTATGTAGGGCGACCATATCTCGGTCATCAATTCCTTTTCTTGTTCTGCTCCGTATTTCATATATGTACCAGTATTAAAAATATTGCGATGTTGCCTACAGCACCAATGCTAAGTATTGCTAAGATTTCTCGTATTGCCTCTTTCATATTTTGCTCCAAAAAAAATTCAAAAAAATTAAAAAAAATTATCGCAAGGGTTACACGTAATATACCCCGTGCGAAAAAATCAAGGGGGGGTATAAGCATCATATTTATAGGAGCATCTTATAAATATTCTACCTATTGGCGAACCCTTGAACGCTGTTGCCATGAGGAGGAGCAACAACCGCCATTATTACTTCTTTTTCTTATCAGTCTGATTAATTACCATACTGCTCATCTCCTTAGATGTTGTAGGTAAAGGATTTATTTCTGTTAGTTTCTTTTCATTTGCCGTATATTTGCCAAGTCTTTCTTTTGCACCGCTTAGAACATCATTAAGGTTGATAGTCGCATGGACATTTTCGACTCGGTCTTTCCATGTCTTCGCATCTTGATTCTTTAAGTAAAATATCTGGGCGGTAACGTTGCCATCAGTGGCGGAAGTGAACAGGGAATTTGTCACCTGGGCAAGTCCCTTCGCCTTTCCCCTTTTTATAGTCTCCTCAAATTCCGCAGATCGTTTTCTGTTGCGGTCTATAGTTGACCATGAAACGCCCAAAGCACGGGCGATCTGGGTAGTTCCTAGACCACGAGAAGCAAGGTTCTCAACCTGCTCTAAATCAATATCAATCCTTTTTCTACCTACTTTTTTTATAGGTTTATTGTCTTTTTTTGGTGTTTTTTGCTCCATAACTGATTTTTTTTATTGCTCCTTAAACCCCTATATTACAGCATTCCTCACAAAAACCCTAAGTTTTTTATTCTAACTACTTGATATATAAGGGTTTTTGTGTAACTATACAAACAGTTGAGAACAATTAATTACTTTAGGAGGTAACAAACATGTCAAAACTACATCACACAGAATACAAAAAGAATTACAAGAACTATATTCTTGAATGCATAGAGAATGAAGACGGACTAATTGGAAAAAACCTATCAGATGATGAAAAGATTAATTATCTATTTGAAAGGTTTTATTCAGAGTATGGTTTTTTAGTAGAGAGACAAGGCAAACATTCAGCAATGACTGATTGGCTAGGCGGTTTAGCAATTCATATTCCTTATACATATGCCGACATTATAGAACTAGCCATTGATATGGGTTCAATAGACGACAACCCAAGCGAAGCCTTAGAAGATAGAGTTATAGAAAATTACTTTTCTTTTATGGCTAATATCATTTTATCTTTTGAAACCAAAGAGGTGGCATAACATGACATTTAAAGACTACACAAGAGCAGAACTTGTTAAGAAATACGGAAAGAGTAAAAAGCATCTAAATGTTTATAAAAAATACGACTACATAAACCACGAATATATTTATGAGTTAAGAAGCGTAAAAAATAAACCACACGAGAACCATACAACAATAGATGAAATTTTAGAGGAGTTTTAACAATGACATTTAAACAACTAATAAAGAAACTAATAGAGAAGCCACGAAATAGAAAAGCGTGGCACGGATCATATCTTATTAACCATTTCTTAAAAAACTAGGGGGAATTATGGAAGCAATAAAAGAATTTAAAATAACTAAGGTAGTGACTACATCATATGAGTCTTATGTAATGGCTAAAGATTGGGAAGATGCAGAAGATAAAGCACATTATGACAATTCTATAGAGTGGGTTGTTGATAATGAAAGAGAAAGTATAGAAGCCGAGGAGGGTTAAACAATGAGCCAAGAAGCAATAAAAGAATTTAAAAAGGATTGTTGGGTTTGTTTTGATCGAACTGAGGTAAATATTAAGGGTTACAAGTACATCATTGACCAAGAAGAGCAACTTGTTCACATACACCCGAGATCGTGGAAGCAATTAAAAAAAGATATAGGTGATTATCTTTGGGATAATTGGGTTTTTACGGGTGAAGATACTATATCTCTTAATAAGTGGGATTTGGAACACTCAGAAGAAAACCCCTTCCAAGATTACTATTTAGATGAAGATGATAACAAATATTCTAAAACTACTAATTGTCTTTTATGGTCTGAATATTACAAAGATTTAGACATACCTAATGATTGGCAAGATATAAGTTATAGCAATGATGAATTACCAAGTTTTCAATTTAAAGATTATAAGATTTGGATTAACTCACCTTTACTACAAGAGAGACAAGAAAATTATCTCGGTATTGGTTTCAAAAACCTAGACCATTACAAGGATTGGATTTTTACAGTATGTCATTACGATCCGCAAGATTGCGAATGTAAGGATGATATTTTCCAAACCATGGATTTTAACGAAGTATTAAATTATTTTAAGGAGCAAACCAATGATTGACTGTATAGAAATTTTAATCGTGCTTTCATTCATGGTCTTTTGCCTACATGGAGCATATCTAATAATTACCAAAGAGGATCAAGAGAAATGAAAATAGAATTATTAGTGACTGTTGAACAGTCATACGAGGTAACAGCGGAGACTGTAGACAAAGCAAAAGATCAGATAAGTAAACTTTGGGAAAGGGAATTTAATTTGCCTTTAATGGATGACCAAATACAAATTATTAACACTAACGAGGATCAAGACAATGAGTAAAAACGAAGCAATACAATGGCTAGGCAATAGAGGGCAAATGATGGGTGTATCAGAAATTATCAAATGCAAAAAAGTCGGCAAATATCTATTTATACTTTTTAATGACAACCCAAATGAAGTTATCCAATATAACCTATATGACACTTTTGGAGAATGTGAACAAGGCTATTGCTTGGAAGATTTTAAATGGACTAAAAATCATATTAGAACAAGATTAACAGGTGAATTTTATGAAAATAGATAGAAGAACAATACCAAAGCATTTGAGAGGTCTAAGAAATGACCAGATACAATTATTAATATTACTATTCACGGAAAGACTATGAAGCAAGACATGAAATACTTAAAACGAAAGTACCCAGAACTTTCAAGAATCACCGCTAAATTCAGCAATGATAAAAAAGATAATATGCGTAGAGTTGAAATCATGATGACTAGAAAAGATCATGAGCTTTATGTAAAATTAATTAAACAAGAACTTTAACCGATCAGAAAGCCTTGGAGGGTGATATTATTAACTCCCCCTAAAGTAATCACCCTTCTTGGCTTTCCTCTAACATCACACCCAAACCAACAAACAAAAAATGCTTATGTTGCACTCCTGCTTTTAGGCTTCGCAATACTTTCTTCTCTCCATCAATAGCACACCAAATAATATCTAAATCCATCAAATTCTGAATACCTTTACTAACAGTATGCCTATGCATACCAATCATAAGTGCCAAGTAGCTAACCGCATCATGGCTTGAATAGTCTTGTGCTGAATACCTCTCACAAAGTGCATACAATACCACCTTCTCCCGACTCTTAATATCAGTTCTCCCCAACTGCTTCTTGTACCACTTCCAGACAACCTGTTTCAGCTTGGCATAGCTCTTATACTTCATGGCTACCCCAAACTTTATTAACCCACTGCTCTCGGGCTTCTCAATTGCTTCTATGACCAACCACCATTTTTGTTCTTTCAACTAACTAACCGCCTTAAGACTAAAATCCCTATTTGTATAATACTGATTAACCAACAACATTGGCTCTTTGCAAATCCTATATACTCGTTTCCTTTTATCCTTCCCCTTCTCCTTGCACATATATTCCCTTGCCACAAAGTCATCTAATACTGTTGCTATCGTTGACCGACTCCCCATGCTTCCAGGCAATAGCTTCACTATTGCTTCAAAGTTAATGCTTTTGCTACTCGCGTTAGCAATAGCAACCTCTAAAACTAAAACATAATGTAAAGGATCAGACCACCAGAACGACATAAACCCTCTCTTCCTTCTATTCCTATGGAATTCATCTCTTGCTTCTATCATTCTTGCTTCTAACTGTTTCATTTGTATGTTTCTCCTAGATTTTTCTGGCAAAGCTCTTAATGTATTAACTACCAATTACAACCCAACTTTATGAGTAAATATTACTGATACTTTTACCCACCGAGAGATGAGCCTAAAGGCTCACTCTCTCTATTAGTTTAGTCTAGGATATATGTATACCCCTATATACGATTATTGGACACCTATATATACGATTATTGTATATACGGGTATACAATCACTTTTGTTTTGGTTTATCTTTTTTAGGCTCTTTTTTGGTCTTTTTCTTACCAAATATCCTGTCCCAATTATCCTCAAATACTTTTTTATCAATTTGTCTTGGTCGTTGATCCGATCCTTTCCCGTTCATTGTTTTTTCTCCATGTTATTTAAAATATGACAAATTACTTCAACCGTGAATCCATTGCCCAACATTTTATAACGCTGAGTATTTGATACATGGTTTGTATAATCATCTGGAACTGTTTGTAATCTTTCGCACTCAATCGGGGTGAGCTTTCGCCAATAAACTTCATCTTTAACAACAACATTATCTTTTTGCACTGTTGTTAATGAGTTGGTTTTTCCTCCCCTTCTCACTTCTAGCTTTTGCTCAGTGCTACCATCAGCTTTGTATCTTCCTCGCCACGCACCAGCTAAAACTTTTGGTTCTCTATTTCCACCCGTACAAGTATTAAGAGTTGGTGATTTACCATCTTCTGAATAGACTCTTTTTAATATGTCGTGACCATTTATATCTATAGCTTCACCAACCTGGATTGGTTTATCAATCGCAATAACACCATAAGGAACGCCTTTGTGCATATTTGCTGTTAAACAATTAGACTTTTTGCTTTCATGTTTTATGTAATGCTCAGCTCTACTTTTACCACCCGACCATTTCTCGCTACCTCTATTCATGTATGCAATTGCTTTTTCAGACAATCCATCTATCTCTTTGTTTTCTAATATATCTCTTAAAACCATGCCTCTTTGTTCAGGCTGTTCAACTCCAGGGATGTTTGTCCAATAATATCTGACTCTATTTTGTGCTGACACTAACGCTGAATTAATTAAATACTTATTTACATTTGGTAAAGCCTGTTCAGTATGAAAAGTAATATACTCTTCAAACTCTTTTTTCATCTTTACGTTCTCCATTAAGTAATAAGCATTAGGATTATTTTCTATAACCTTTTTCATTACATCTAACATTACCCAGAACAATTTACCTCTTTCATCTTTATCGCCTAACTGCCTACCAGCTAGTGACCAAGATTGACACGGGAAACCACCTATAACTAAATCAATAGAACTCCAATCAATATCCCAAGACTGCCAATCAGTAACATCACCTATTTGTATAATATTTGGATAATTTTCTTCGCTAACTTTCATTGCGTATTTATCAATTTCACTTGCATAATAATGATTAACATCAATACCAAGCCTTTCAAGAGCTATACGCGTACAACTCATACCATCAAACAAACTTAAAACATTCAATTTCCTTTCTCCTTAGTCCCATTCAAAAGACTTTTTATTTTCATCTAAAATTTCTAAAACTGCTCCATTACGAACTAAAGTTTTAGTTTGGTAATCTACGTTACCCGAATTACTTTTAACCAGACTTGCTTTGACAACTGCCATTCTGTCAAATTCAATGCCTTGATCCATGCAAATCTTTTCGCAAGTATCACTATCAGCCAACCACATAGCGATAGCGAACCTAACTGAATCAGTAATACTTGATGCGCCGCGTATCTCAGCACGGTGCGAAAGTGCATCATCTGAATCATTGGTAAGAGCCGACTTGGCTAAATGATGAACGGTGAGACATGTTACCCCTAGTCTGGCTGATATGTTTGCACAGTAAGAACCCCACAATTGGCCTACTTCATTACTTGAACTAATATTTCCCGTTGTGAATGCCTGGAGAGGATCAAATACCACTAACTGTAAGTTTGGTATTGTCTTTAACTCTTCAACTAATTCTTGAGCCATTGATGTAACGCCCTCTTCCCTTAATAAAATCATTGGTTCTTTTTGTTCTGGAATCGGAAAGACATACACATCATACTGAGATTGAAATCGTAAACCTAAAGGATCAAGCGAAGCGATCCTTCTATGCACTTCAGACAAATCATCTTCAGCTGCAAAAATTACACTTGATCCTTTTTGCATGATGTTTTTTCCCCACCATTGACCACCTGTAGCAATACCCAAAGCAAGTTGGATCATCGATAAAGACTTACCAACCCCACCTACTGCCGCAATAATTCCTGGTTTACCAAGAGGAATAAAACTATCTACTAACCACTCAATTGGTTTTGGTTCTTCAACCAAGTTACGAATAGCATATTGTCTTATGTTGAACTTAGACTCTAATAACTCTAACTTAACTTGATTTAATCCTTTAGCTAAATGCAGATCATTAAAATCACCTGTAATGCTTGGTAGTCTGGAAACACAATTACTAACTGCATTAACTACCTCGTTGGCATTTTTCTCACCAATACCAGAAGTATCGTTATCAAGTGCAATAACAAACTTAGCACCCGTTACCTTACGCAACCTAACACTCGCTGTTAAACAGAAATTAGCAGAGAAGACCACCGCAACAGGTAATCCTGTAGCTTCAAATATAGAGCTTCCTGTAGCGTATCCCTCGCATAAAATTAGGGTATCAAGATAGGGCAATTCAGTTGCTTCGCAACCAATTAAAAATACATTGCCTTTAATCTCGCCACCACCGACAAACTTTTTACTGCCATCTGGAAAGATATATTGGAGGGACTTTATATCGTTTACTAATATACCGTTATCACTTTTGGTGATAGAATGCACGGGAATCAATAGGTTTCCATTGATTGTTTTTAAACCATAGCTTTTAACCTTTTTATCATCTAAATAATTATGATCCGTCACTTCATTCGCACTAGCAAACTTTTCTTTGGCATATATGGAAACCTCTTCTTGCTTCTTAGTCTTAGCTTCCTCTCGCCTTTTTTGACTTTCCTCCAACTTAGTCTGCATTAATCGTTTTTGTTCAGCAGACATCTCGTTAGGATTATAAGAAGTAAACTTCCACTCTTGGGATGTTCTCCAATTACCGTAAATGCAAATAAAATTATTGTCTAATTTATTATACGCATAATATCCTGAGCGTTCATTTGATTTATCGGGCCTTGAATTTGCAGTAGCACTAACAGGAACTCTAACTAGATTGCCTGTAGTATCTAAAAAATCTACAAGCAAACCATTAGAACGCATCTCGCTAATAAGATCGCCATTAGATTTACTGGTACTTGTAAAAGCAAAGTTCTTGTCTATTACTAAACCCTGCTCACCATAAAATTGTGTTAAATCAGTCATCAGCCTGTGCCTTAGAATTGTTTAAATAGCTAGACACAAGCCTTCGGACAAAATTTATTCTGTCTTCCTTACTCCACTCATGCAGAACGTAAGATTTATTTTTTTTGGAAGCCTCTATGTATTTAGATTTGCTTTCCGATAATGCGACAGATAACAACTCCTCGTTGATCTGTGCAAAGTTTTTGATATGCTCCATTTTTTTGTTTTCCCCGATAAGTTTAAGATGTTTGTAACTACAAGCTCCTTTAATCTTGCCATTACGAATATGAAGTAAAGGAGAAGCCAAGCCATGACAGTAAGAACATAAGCTCGGCCTCCGATACATGAGATCATCTTGTCTAAAAAGGAAGGTCGTCTTCGTCATCTACGCCACTTGGAAACATCTCTTCTTTTGGTAATTCCTCTTTTGGATTTAAGTTGTTAGCACTTGCTCCAACTGGCATCCAAGTCTTACCAAAGTTATCGTTTATTTCTAAGTAACCTTTCTCACCAACAATGAGTTCTGCTTCTACTTTTTTACCAAGTAGTTCATCAGTATTTTTCATTGATCCGACACCCATTGCATTAAGCATAAGAGACAATGATTGTCTTCCTATCTCAACAGGCTTTTCGTTATTGTGTGCCATAGTGAAAGCATGATTGACTGATATGATTTCGCCTTCAACATCAAATAAAATCTTTAATGCTTTCCAACCGTTCCTACCCTCAACCATGTCTGAACCAGAATACTTTAAATTGTATCTGCCAGGTTTCACTCTTGCTTGTTCACCACCAGAACTCTCTGCTCCAGCTTCAAACTTATCCATACCAAATTGTGTTAAATCCATGTTCGTTACCTCCGTAAAAAATTTAACTATTAATGTTTAACCAGGATCATACTCTTCGTAATCACTGGCTCTATCAATCTCTTCTTTAAGGGCATCAACAACATCAACTAAGACTCTGTTTGCACCTAACGGTAGAATATGATCATCATCACCGTTACTTTCGCTCACCTCTTCAACTAAAATTTTAGCTTTAGTTAAATAGTAGATTGCTTTTTCTTGGTCAGTAATCATTTCTTAGCGATTAGCTTTCCAATATCTGCCCAAGTCTTCTCAGCTCTGACAATAAAGTCATCACCCTCTTCACAGACAGAAATTTCCTCAGGTAGACCAAAGCGATTTTTAGCCACACACGCAGGTGACTCAGTAGTAACTAAGACTCTTCCAGACTGAACAGTTTTACTTGTTAATCCTTTATTGCCTTGTACTTTTACCGTTCCCTTTTTGTAGTTTAAAAACAAACACATATCACTTGCTTCCAACACCAAGGCTGAAGCTGCTTTATGTAGCTTAAGTTCATGCCTGTCATAAGACTCTGTGCTTGGATCGTGAAACGCTTTGATTTGGTTATGAGCAATCAACACTACTCGCATTTTCTTTTCGTTTCTTAATCTATTAACTAAATCAAGGACTTCTCTAAAATACTTAAGGGCCTCATTGTAACCACGACCATAACCAAAACTTTCTATTGAAGGTTGCTTATGTGCTTCACAAGTCTTTTGATGTATTAATGGCTCTAACCAATCTAATGAGTCAATAACCAATGTGTTGTATTCAAGTTCATCTGCATCAACAAGTGATCTAAGATAACCAATAAAAGTATCGTAATCTTTTGCTAATGGAAAATGAGCTATATCCCTGTTGTTAGTAAGAATACCCAACCCCTCTTCAGTTTGAATTACGACTGGGTTTTTGCTACCAACAGCAAGTGTTGTTTTACCAAGACCAGAAGGGCCATAGATAATTGTTATTGATGCTTTAGCTTTACTTTTCTTTTGTATTGCTGCTAACGACATTATTTACCTACCTTGTCAGCACCTTCAATTACAA